TCGACCGGGCGGCCGACGCCATCGAAGGCGGCACCGCCGAACTGGCCGCACTCCTTGGCGTGACGGTGCAGGCGGTCAGCAAGTGGAAGACCGAGGGCGTGCCTATCAAGCGCGCCGTGACCATCGAAAAGCTCACCGGCGGCGCCGTCACGCGGCGTGACCTGCGCACCGACTGGCGCGACATCTGGCCCGAGCTGGAGCGACGCGACGCCCGGGCTGCCTGCAAGCGAGTCCTGGCGGGGCGGGCGTAACGCCTTCGGCTGCATACCGCTCAGTCTGGCCCGATCTCCCAAAACGTCAAACCCGAACCGTCCCTCTTTCATAGGAGCAACGTCATGAAGCCCTTCCACATCAAGTCGGCAGTGGTCCAGGCGCTGGGCGACGGCGAGCGCGAACAGAAGGTGGGTGACTGAGCGTTTCGGCATGGCCGAGATGCTCGTTTTTTTTGTCCACGGGGGTTAGTCAAATGGCGTCAAAAGATTTGTCGCGGGTTGACCAACAGGGTGAGCTGCCACTGACCCGCCAAGCGGACACCAATGTGGTCCCGATCGAGCTGATCCGGCGCCAGCGTACGGCCGCCGCGGCTTTCCAGCTGGCCATCCAGTCTTCTGGCCTCGAAGACAAGGAGGTCTACGGGACCCTCAAGCTCGATGCCGGGTACTTCTCACGCATCAAGAAGGGCGAGGCAACTCTGCAGGCCGACCTGATCCAGTCGTTCTGCGAAGTGGTGGGCAACCGCATCTATGCCGAGTGGATCGCTTATCAGACCGGCTGCACGCTGGTGCAGATCGAGTCTGAGGCTGAGCGCCTCTTGCGCGCCGAGCGCGAACGCCGCATCAACGTGGAAGCAGAGAACAAGCTGATGAAGCAGTTGCTCACCGGCCGGATGGCGGAGGCCGCATGACCGAGAGTGACTGGCGGCAAGAGTTTGCTGGACGCTCGCAGCCCGAGCTGTTGGAAATCCTGCTCGAAGCACTCCACAGCTCAAGCCTTGCCATCCAGCGTGGCGCCGCATCGCACTGCTTCCGGACGCGATCGAAGCCCCTGCTTGGCGGCGTCTTCGGGCTCGCTGGCTTCCACCTCTCGTCCGTCACGATGGACACCACTGGCCTCGATGACACGTGGTACTTCGTGGCGCACGAGTGCGGCTTGATGGTCGGCCGCGGGGACACGCGCGCCGAGGCGTTGAAGCACGCCCGCGAGATCCTGGCGAAGGTGTCAGCGACCAGGTTGCATCGGGCCTTCGATGCATTCAGCGCAGAGCTGGACAAGGCGCTCGAGGCAGATGCCGAGCAGCAACGGCTCGACCGGAACGAATGGTTGCTGCAGCGGCGTGCAGCCTTGCCCGACCGGCAGGAGCGGGCAGCCGTCAAGAGCATCCCGCGCCGCCGCCGCCAGATCTTCGAGGAGTCGAAGGGCAAGTGCCACTACTGCGCCACGGAGCTGACGCTCGATGGCGTCTGGCACATCGAGCACAAGTTCCCCAAGGCGCTGGGCGGTGGCAACGAGCGCAACAACCTCGTCGCCTCGTGCGTTCGGTGCAACCACGCCAAGCGCGACCGCACCGACATCGAATTCAAGGCCGCGCAGGCCACTCAGGCCTAGAGGAGAGCCATGAGCCACGACCACAGCATCCGCACCATCACGATCGTGGAGCAGGCCGACCTGGCTGCTCAACGTGCCGTGGAAACCGGCGAACCCCAGCTCAATCCGCACATCGAGGGCACCCCCGAGTACCGCCGCTGGGACGTCTGCTACGCCAGGCTGTTGCAGCTGCGCATGGCGCCGGAAGCGGAGGGCTCGGCATGAAGAGCCTGCTGGACTTCTTCTTCGGCCGCAAGCCGGAACCGGAACAGCCGGGGGTGCCGGTGCTGCGGAATCGGGCCGGCGGAATGGCATGGGTCAAGGGCATCGCGGATCGTGACGGCATCGGCTCCTCGCAGCTGAACAACCGTGCGGTCAAGACGGTGATGCTCTCCGGCAGCGGCAAATGGATCATCGAGCCGGCGCAGCACTTCATTGCCTGCAGGGCGTTCGTGTGGGAGGGCGTCCCGTACGAGGCGGGTGCCCGCGTCGGCGTCGCCGGCATCGCCGATGAATGCCTGGAGCCCTGGAAGGACGACGGCGTCACCGAGGGGGAGGTCGACTCCGTCTATTCGCGCTCTCGCAACGAGCTCGACGAACCGCTCCGCATCCCGGTCTACACCTACGACGATCTGCCGCGGCAGGGCCAGAAATGACCGGCCCGGCCCAACCCATCGAAGCCCATCTTTCGGATCGTCCGAAAGATGTAGGCGCAAAGTTCCCCAGATTGATTGAAGGGCAGGGGCACCGCGCCGATCGTCAGTCCCTCCTGACGGCCGATGTAGGACAGATGGACTCTGCCGAGCTGGACGCTTACATATCCATGCTCGGCAAGCACATGGTGCGCGCGCATCGCCTCGGAGATCGGGACGCGGCCTTGCGGCTCATGGAGCTGCAGCAGGAAGCCAGGGCAGCCCGGTCGCCGGCACACGTGGCCAGGCAGGACGCAGAGCACCTAGCGCGCGTGGAGGCCGGCGTCGGATTCTTCTCGAGCGAGCACGCCCAGCGCATGGGCCGAGCGGGGGCGCGTGCCTAACCGTCTGCTCAAGGAAGGCATCGTGGACTCGGACAAGATCGATTGTCTGAGCCCCGAGGCCGAGGTTTTCTTTTACCGCCTGCTCGTCGTTGCTGACGATCTCGGACGGATGGACGCGAGACCCGCCATTGTGCGGGCGCGGTGCTTCCCGCTTAAGGAGTCGCTGTCCGCCGAGAAGATTGGCAAGTGGATCGACCAGGTCTGGGAGGCCGGCCTGATCGGTCGGTACGAGGTCGGCAGCAAGCACTACATCCAGATTCTTGAGTGGGAGCAGCGGGTGCGGTCAAGCGGCAAATATCCGCCGCCAGATGACGGACAGATGTCCGTCAATTGTCCGACAGATGACGGCTTGGGTAAGGGTCGGGGTAAGGGTAAGGGGGCATCAGCGAACGACGTTCGCTTCGATGCTGGCACGGGCACATGGTCGGTCTCCGACCTCCTGCAAAGCCAATGGGGGACCGCATACCCCGCCGTGGACTTGCAGAGCGAGCTTGCGAAAGCCGCAGCCTGGTTGCTGGCGAACCCGAAGAACCAGAAGTCCAACTACGCCCGGTTCCTGACGAACTGGCTGACCCGCGCGCAGGACAGGGCGCCGGCTAAGGGCGGCGGTCCGGCTGCCGGCCAGCAGGAGTCGTTCGTATGAAGGGCCACGAGAACATCCTGGCCCTGCGCCGAGCCGGCCGGAAGCCCGCCTACGTCTGGGTCGAGGACCACGCGAAGGTGCTGCTGGATGACGGCCTGACCGTCTGCGTGCACGGCGACACCCCAGAGCTGCTGGACCTGAGGTTTCTGTTCGGCACCACGGCTCTCGTTTCCTCCCCGAGCGCGGAGCGCGCCCACCGCTTGTCCGCCGAGTGCGCCAAGTACGCCAAGCGCGTGATCGCCACCGTGATCCCTGGCCGTGAGGTCACGCAGATCACCGACACCGACGGGAAGTTCGTATGGCCCAACTGATCACCGACGACGACATCGATTTTTCCGTCTGGGAGCACGAGACGGAAGCGCGCCAGCAGGTCAAGAGCGCCAGCCTGTGGGTGCAGGAGCTGATCGATCGCGCGAAATCGCCGCGGCGCGAGCCGCAGTTCTTCATGCCCTGGGGCAAGACGCACAAGCTGATCGCGTTCCGGGATGGCGAGACGACGCTGTGGGGCGGGGAGAACGGCACCGGAAAGAGCCTGGTCACTGGCCAAGTCCTGCTGTCGCTGTGCGCCCAGGATCAGCGCGTCGGCCTGGCGAGCTTCGAGATGAAGCCGGCAAAGACGCTCGAGCGGATGGGCCGGCAGTGGACGAAGCAGGCGATCGACGACCCGCAACTGCTGGGCGACAGCGACGAATTCGAGCGCCTGATCGGCCTGTACGAGCAATTCCGCGACTGGACGAACGGCAAGCTGTGGCTCTACGACCGGCAGGGCACGGTGCAGTGGCGCCAGGTATGCGCGGTAGTGCGGTACTGCGCCAAGGAGCTTCGCATCCGCTCCTTCGTGGTCGACAACCTGATGAAGTGCGTCGCCGGAGAGGACGACTACAACGGCCAGAAGGCATTCGTCGACGAGCTGTGCGCCATCGCTCGCGACTACGGGGTGCACATCCACATCGTGCACCACGTCCGCAAGCCGTCCACCGAAGGCAAGAAGCCGACGAAGTACGACCTCAAGGGCACGGGCTCGATCTCCGACCAGGTCGACAACGTGATTCTGATCTGGCGCGACAAGGCCAAGGAAAAGCTGCCGGCGCAGAGCAAGGTGCTGACGCAGCCGGACTCGATGCTGATCGTCGACAAGCAGCGCAACGGGACCGGGTGGGAGGGCTGCATCGGTCTCTGGTACGACCACCAGAGCCAGCAGATGCTCGCCGGCCACAACTGCAGGCCGATGGACTTCTACGCGCCGCCGCGCGGCGAGGAGCCGTGGCAATGACGACCATCCTGGCCCTCGACCCCGGCCCCGAGCAGACCGGCTGGGTGCTGTACGACGGAGAGCGAGTGCACAGCAGCGCCGTCGAGGGAAACGCGGCCATGTTGGCGCGGGTTCAGCACTGGCAGTCAGGCGTCACTCTCGCCATCGAGATGATCGCCAGCTACGGCATGCCCGTCGGCCGCGAGGTGTTCGAGACGTGCGTCTGGATCGGCCGCTTCATGCAGGCATGGCACTCGCCCGATGCTGTGCGCCTCGTCTACCGCAAGGACGTGAAGTTGCACCTGTGTGGCAACCCGCGCGCCAAGGATCCGAACGTCCGCCAGGCGCTGCTTGACCTGTTCCCACGCACCGGCGGTGGCGCAACGCCGCAAGTCGGCACCAAGGCCAAGCCGGGCCCGCTGTACGGCATCAGCACGCACGCCTGGCCCGCGTTGGGCGTTGCGATCACTGCTCGTCACCAGATGCAGCAAGGAGACATGCGCGCATGAAACTCGCCCAAGCCCTCAAGGTCCGCGCCGCCAAGCAGAGCGGCCAGGCGGTGTCGGAGAAGCAAGAGCAGGACGCAGGCCTGCGGCTGTCCCCGCACTGGAAGCGAAAGCCGAAGAACCTGCAGGACGTGCCGGATCAGAGCGGGGTTGACGCACGGCTGGCGTTCCGGCTGTTCCGAGCCTGCAAGCCGGCGGCGGTGGCGTGATGGACTGGCGCGCATTTTGGCTCGGTTTCCTGCGCGGCCTGGGCAATCCCACGGCCGTGATCTGGGGAGTGGCCTTGGCTGCTCCCATCTTTGCCTTCAAGACGCCCGACACAGCGGAGAGCATTTTTGCCGTTGTCTTGTGCTTCCTGTGTTGGCTCGTGATCGTCGGTTCCTGGGTGCGCCGTGCGCTGGAGAAGCGGGCAGCGAAGGAGGAGGCGCAATGAACGACGCCGAGCTCGAAGTGCCGGCCGAGCGCCGCACCCTCCTGTACCGCTTCTGGTCGCTGTGGCTGTCCATCTGGTCGGCTTGGGGCGATCCGTTCGACATCGGACTATGAGGTGCGCCAGATGCAATCGGCAGCTGCAGTCGCCTGTGGTGCTGGGAGGCATGAACTTCGGCTCGGCCTGCGCTCGCAAGGTGCAGGGGGCGAAGCCAAAGCGCGTGCGGCGCGATGCGAAGCCGGTGCCCGTCGATCCCAACCAGCTCGATTGGGTCAACCAGGAGGTGCAGCCGTGAGCGAGAGCACCTATTCCATCGCGCTGTATTCGCCCGAACAGGGCCACCAGCAGATCCTGACGCTGTGGCCCGAACTGAAGGCGCAGCTCGCGGACGGCAAGCAGCTGTGGCTGGAAGTGCAGCCGCTGGAGGAAGCGCGCGATCTGCAGCGCAATCGGGAGTACTGGGGCTTCGTGCTGCGCCCGATCAGCGAGCAAGCGCAGATCGACGGCATCGGCTCCACAGTCGAAGGCTGGCACGACTACTACCGGCTGATGTTCCTCGGATACGAGTTCACGAAAGTGACTCTGCCGGGGAAGAAGCGCCCGAGCATCCGGCGCGCGCTCAAGAGCACGACAACGCTGTCGAACCGATCCATGCGCGAGTACATGGAGCAGATCCGCGCGCATGCAGCAACCACCTTCGGCGTGACGTTCCCAGTTCCGCCGTGGGTGGAGGAAGAGAACCGGCGCAATGCGCGCTCACCCAGCCGCGGCGCCGTCATCGACGCCGACACCGGCGAAATCACGGAGGTGACATGAACATTCGATCAATGACCATGGCGGAGTTGACGCGCGCTTGCTGGCTCTGCTGGCTCATGGGCGCATTTCTCGGTGCAAACGTAGGCAGCGTGATCGGAGAGGTTCTGACGCAGCGGCGCTGGTGGATGGTGTTGGGCCATCTGCTGGCGGCCGGCCTGTGCTTTTACGCATTCTGCGTGGAGCGCAAGAGGAGCGGCGAGAACATCGCGCGCTTCTACGAGGACCAAGCGCGGAGGGCGGCTCAATGATCCGCGAGGCAATCATCCGCTGGGCGCGCAACCGCCATCCCGACTTCGTGATCGGAGGGAATGAAGACCCGTACCTCCGCCGGCACTGGCTGCTGCCGCGCAACCCGGTGTTCAACATCTACGTGCACGAGTTCCTGCGCTCGGACGATGACAGGGCACTCCATAACCATCCTTGGCTATTTAACGCCAGCTGGTTGATGCAGGGCCGATACATCGAGTGGCTCCCTAGCGCGCAGGGCAACCCCAACCACCCGCTGCCGCGGTTCCGCCGGGCTGGCAGTTTCCTGTTCCGCTGGGGCGGCGCGGCCCACCGGATTCAGTTGCACCGCGCCGGCGAGCGCGAAGAGTCGTGCTGGACGCTGTTCATCACTGGTCCGCGCGTGCGCCAGTGGGGGTTCTACTGCCGCAGTGGTTGGGTGCACTGGAAGCGGTTCACCGCGGCCGAGGATCCCGGCATGGTCGGGAAGGGGTGCGACGCATGACCTTCGGCCGCCAGACCATCGAACAGCGCCAAGCCCAGCGCCAGGCGCAAAAGACCGCCAACTTGCAGGCGCTGGCCACCGTGCCGGCACGGTCCCTGCACCGGGGTACGTACAGCGGCAACACCAGCGGCCAGCCGGTGGAGAAGGACGAACCGGCCAAACCGGGCAAGCGCACGCCGACCGCCGAGGAACGCGCTTGGATGGACTGGATCGTGGCCTACGGCTGCATCGCCTGCAAGCTGGACGGCCTCGGGTTCCGGCCGCCGGCCGTGCACCACATCCTGCGCGGCGGCCAGCGCATCGGGCACCTGTCCACGCTGCCGCTGTGCGATCCCGGCCATCACCAGAACGGGCAGCAGTTCGGGATGGTGAGCCGGCATCCGTGGAAGTCGCGCTTCGAGGAGAGGTACGGCAGCGAGGCTTCGCTGCTGGCGCTGCTGCGGGCGATCTATCAAGGAGAGCGGCATGGGCAAAAGGCTTGATCTTGTCGGCCAGCGCTTCGGTCGGCTGGAGGTCTTGGCGATGGTGGCGGCGCCCAACGCGACCCGCGCGGAATGCCGGTGCGATTGCGGCGCCGAGGTTAGTGTGCTCGCCTACAACCTCCGCAGCGGCAATACCACCTCCTGTGGGTGCGTGCTGCGCGCCGCTAGGTCAAAGAACGGCCGAAAGGTTGGCCCGCGGACGGGGAAGCTGAATGCTACGCATGGGTTGTCGAAGACGCTGACCTATGCGCGCTGGCAGGAGGCGAAGAAGCGATGCCATTCGCCGGCCAACAAGAGGTTCAAGGATTACGGCGCCCGCGGCATCGAGGTTTGCGACCGATGGCGCGAGTCCTTTGAGAACTTCCTCGCCGACATGGGCGAATGCCCCGAAGGTCTGACTCTGGAGCGGAAAGACGGCAGCCGTGGCTACGAGCCAGGCAACTGTGTTTGGGCCACGCGCGAACAGCAATCCCAGAACCGACCGACCTTCAACAAGGCCGACCCTGCAAAGGTCCGCGAGATCCGCAGGCGTGCCACAGCAGGTGAGAAGTTCGCCGCGTTGGCGCGCGCATTCGGCATGTCAGAGGGCTCCGTCTCCAACATCGTGCACAGGCGGACGTGGAAGAACGTGGAGGACCAGCCATGCTCATGACCCACTACAACGGCTACGCCGATTTCAAGGTGGTGGACGACGCCACCGGGAAGGACATCACCAAGGACTTTCTCTGGGTGGACGACAAGGCGCTGGTGATGCGGGTGATCTCGCATCCAGTGCGGCACATGTTTGGAGAGCCGGTGTCGGAGATGGTGGCAGTCACCGCCGTCCGAGTGGATTACGCGTGCAAGGTGATCAGGGTCAACGAGCCGCCGGTGCCCTTGGCGATCACCGTGCGCGAGCTTCACTCCTGCGGGGAGTGCTGCCAGCCCGGCACCTGCGCGCGGATCAACTACTGCGCCCAGTGGCGCACCGGGTTCGGGGAGGCGAGGCAGCCATGAGCATTGAGATTGACAAAGCCAATGGTGCGGCGTGCCCGGTCTGCGGAGGCCGTGCAACCGACTATTGCGCCGACCGCTGGGCGTGCGATCGGTGCGGCTTCTCTGGCCCCCTGACTGGCGCCACTGCCGATACTGCCGACGGCGTCGTCGCCGGTCGGTTCCGCTGGAACGGTTACCCGTTGGACCCTGAGCCGCTGCGCATCTTCACCGGCCCTGAGAAGCGGCTGATCTACGACGCCGAGGCGGACCCCGACGGATGGTTCACCACCAGCGGCCAACTCGTCTGGATTGGCGTCGATCTCGCTGGCCCTAGCGCCTGCGACACCTGCACCAACGAAGGCTCCTGCAAGACCATCGGCCAGTGCCTTCGCTACAAGTGTGAGTTCGGGAAGGTGGACAAGCCATGAAGATTCCGCGCATCACACGCAAAGTGGACGAGATGGTCATGGCCTACATCCTCCTAGTGGGCGGCGCCACTCTCGGCTGGCAGATGTTCTTCACCGGCGAGCCGGCTGCGATCGTGCGTGACTTCTTCATGCTCGGTCGGTGGATTTGCATTGCGCTAGCCCCGCCTTGGCTGTGGCTGTTGTACGAGTTCCTGTTCGGGATGGAAAAGGCGAGGCAGAAGCCATGAACAACCTCTTCTCCGCCCTGATGACCCCGCTGGTGCACCGGCCGGGGGATCCGCACCCACCGCGCCGCAAGGAGCCCAAGCCGATCAAGGTGCTCAGCCCGGAGCAACTGCGCCGCCGAGAGAAGTCCAAGCGCCGGCCGAACGCCAATCTTCCCCACATCGTCAACCCCTGGGGTCTGGCTCCTGTCCGCTGCGCGGTGGTCGGCGCCATCGCTGCCGGGAAGGAAAACGCCGAGATCGCGGCCAGCCTGAACATCTCCAGCAAGACCGTGGAGACGCACATCCAGCGGGCAAAGGAGGCGATGGGTGGCGTCAACCGGGTGC